AAGTGACATTTCAACAGACTTGGGACCAGGACGAGAAGCAATGATTCAAGTTACTGATCTCAACCGTGGCGGTTTGGTTTTCTCCAATGATCGATCACTTGTTGCATCGGGACGTATGAACTGTGATGCTCAAGGTGGCCTCGACCACAGCGCAGACCTTTATCCTGACAACTTCGGAAAGGGCAGCGACGACGGACGATACGTTGTCAACGATCAACTCTACCTTACTGGTCTTTGCACTGCTTTGGCTAATCCTGTCAACGTCACTGTTCGAGTGAACGCTTCCATTGTCACCCTGGGTGCAAAAGACTTCATGGCCATCGCGATCCAATCAACTGCTGCAGACAACTGAGGTGTTTACCTTGGTAAAAGTTGAAGGAACCCTTGAAGAACTCAAGGCGCTGTTTATTGAGAGTGCAAAACAAGAAGCACGTGTAACAGCAAAGAAGGCTGGAAAGAAAACAGTCAAGAAGGCAGTCAAGACTGTCTCACGTGCACCATCTGCGTATAACAAATACATGAAGAAGGAACTCGCACGTCTGAAGAAGGCTCATCCGCGTATGACTCATCAAGCACGCTTCAAGAAGGCTGCAAAGTCTTGGAAGGGTGCAAAGAAGAAGAAAGGTGGTAAGAAATGAAAGTTCTGGCAAAAGAGCACAGTTTGCTGAGCATCACGTGGAACGGTTCGGCTTGGTCTATTGCAGCTAACGCAACTTATGGATCCTGGCGAGCAATTGGTAATCTCCAAATCAGTTCAACTTACTTTGACTTGGCTGGAATGTCTATGGAAGAAAAGACGTTGTTCTTCGAGGCTGCTGCAGTTCAAGACTTGGTCACGCCCAAAGCAACTGGTGGATCACGAGGAGATTCTGTATTGATATTAGATCTAATGACGACGTCGTCATTGACTGATGCACAGGTTGCAAACTATGCAGCCTTTGGCAATTTTGCTCAACCAACTTCAACGCTTGAATTTAGTGAAACTGTGTACGCTCGAATTCGAACGTTTGTCATTACTCAAGACCAAGGTGCTCTATCATACATGGTTATGTCCACTGATAACCAAACAGGGTCATTGGCGCCAACAGCATCAGACAGAATTTACAGCTACAGATTAGTTGTTCCAGCATCGGTTGGTATGAGTGGCTTGATTGTATATCCAGCACGACATATCTTAGATGCCAGAGTCAAAGAAGAACCGGATCATCAATACATCATGAGACTAAAGCGTGCTTATGATCTTCAACAAACGTCGGACGTGGATTGATGTTGATTCAAGCTTGGCGAGGGATCGAAGGACACCCATTGCTACGTGCAATTAGAGTTGGTATGAAAGCAGGCGAACTTGTTGGCACATACGCGGGTGAACAAACTGCAGCTCGCATCGAAGCAAAAGGTGCAGCAACTGGTCCAGTATTTTCGAAGGAGATGTTTGAGTACGAAATCTCTGCAATTCGAATGGGCGCACAAATCTAATTGAGGAATTAAAATGTCTGAAGAAACAACAATTGAAGAAACAAAAGCACCAAGCAAGACCGAACGATTCGCACAGTGGCTTATGACACGTGAAGAACGACGTGCTGAAAAAGAATCTAACCTTGAGAGTCTTATTAGACTTAACGTGCTTGTGTCCTTTCTCACTCTCGGTTTGGTCGGTGGCTTCGAAACTGTTCAAGTTGCTATCTCACTGATCCCTTACTTGGGATGATTAAAGTCACAAGGGTGGCAAATCATACAACTCTGAACCCAAAGGAAGTTGTATTCACAACGTACAACTTCACCAGTTGTAAGTCGTTGATTGTGTTTGCAGAAGAACGTCTCATCGCAGGTTTCACACTTCACGCACATTGATTTGACCTCCTGGCTTCTCGCTCCAGGCGACAACATCTTGCACACCTGGGGATTGATTGACATACATTTGCGCTAGAGCTAATACGCGTTCCGCAGCTGCAGAACCTTGGGTTCTTGCTCCAGGTCATTTAGAACCCTCCAACGTCGGACAGTCCGCGGTCCAATGATTCCCAAAACAATTCTTGCACATGTAGTTGCGAGGTGGTGCTGGCTTCACTTTCAATTCACTTTCACCCGGCTGGTGCTTTCGCAACTGCATTCGGACCCAGTGAGAGAAGTTCTCACCGTCTTTGACTAACTGCTTGCGGATCGCATCGCTTACTTCATCGAGGCTAATGGTACGGTTTGGCATCACTCATCACTCCACTTCTTTCGACAATCTTCGTAAATCTTATTGATTGCATCTTTTGTTTCTTGGTTTATGTTTGGCATGCGTTCGATGTCGCTATAATGAATAATGTCCATATGTTTGCCATCTATTCTAATCCATAAACCAAGTTCACCACATGGTTCAACTGTCAATCTCGCTACTGGTTCGGTTTTGTCCGCCATGAAACTCCTAAGAGCCCCTAGTATAAGTACATACGCATGAGCGGAATCCCTATAGCCTATGGCTATACATAGGGGTGGTGTGGTGTGGGGGTCTATTTGACGGCGTGCCACCGGTAGAGAAGATTAAGTGTCGCCTGGGGGGTGGCTACGTTGTCCGGGGGAACCGGTTTGGTACGTCATGCACAAAAACAACCCCCGGACACCCAAAAGAGATGATTAAGAATGGCTACAAAAAAGACCTCGATGTTTACGCTTACCGAACGACTTACAATTAGTGCAGGTGCAACTCAAACCTTCGCAACCATTGACCTTGGTTCTTACGTTGACGTTGGAGATCGCCAGGCACTTCAAGTTCACAGTGTTGATTTCATTTTCCAAGGGCAAACAGCGGCAAGTGACATTTCAACAGACTTGGGACCAGGACGAGAAGCAATGATTCAAGTTACTGATCTCAACCGTGGCGGTTTGGTTTTCTCCAATGATCGATCACTTGTTGCATCGGGACGTATGAACTG